TAAATGCAAAATTACAAAAAGAAATTAAAGACAAAGAAGAAACTACATTAATGAAATATCACACACCATGATTGACCAATTTTTTTATAGATTATTTGGTTTTATAGATGATGCTATGGGCTATCTATTTGATAGATTTATTTCAGATGCACCTAAAAAGAAGAAAAAGAAATGAGTAAAGATAAATTATTAGAACTACATTCAATACTAGCAGAACAGCTACTAAAGAAAGTAAAAGACGAAGATGTCAAAGCTAGTGACCTTAATGTTGCTAGACAGTTTCTAAAAGATAATGGTATTGATGGATTACCTACAAATGATAATCCATTAGGTGAATTAGTAAATGAACTACCATTTGCAGAAAAGAAACTAGTTAAAAATAACTAATAAAAACAAGGGTTTATGCACGAAAAACTGAAAGATTTCAGGAATTTTCTTTACCTCGCATGGAAGCATTTAAGACTTCCTGCACCCAGTACAATGCAGTATTCAATCGCAGACTATATTGCTAATGGAGATAAACGTACAATCATAAGTGCGTTTAGAGGAGTAGGTAAAAGTTGGATTACTTCAACTTATGTCTTATGGAGATTACTTCTTGACCCACAAATAAATATATTGGTTGTCTCTGCTTCTAAAAATAGAGCAGATGATTTTAGTACGTTTTGTTTAAGACTGCTATCGGAGATGCCTATACTTCTCCACCTAAAACCAAAAGGTGACCAACGACAATCTAAGATAAGTTTTGATGTTGCACCTGCGTTAGCATCACATCAACCTTCAGTTAAATCTTTAGGTATAACTTCACAGCTAACTGGTAGTAGAGCAGACTTAATTATTGCTGACGATATTGAAACTTCAGGTAATACTCAGACACAGTTTATGAGAGATAAACTTGGAGAAGCAATTAAAGAGTTTGAAGCAATAGTTAAACCAGAAGGTTCTAGAACTATATTTCTAGGTACACCACAAACAGAACAAAGTATTTATAATAAGCTACAAGAAAGAGGATATAAAATAAGATATTGGACAGCTAGATACCCTAGTGAGAAACAATTAAAATCTTATGGTTCTAGTCTTGCACCTGTTATTGCAAACACTTGGGAACATGACCTTATAGGTAAGGCTACTGACCCACAAAGATTTGATGAAAAAGATTTATTAGAAAGAGAAGCAAGTTATGGTCGTATAGGCTTTAACATGCAGTTCCAACTAGATACAACTTTAAGTGATTTAGATAGATACCCTCTTAAACTAAAGGATTTAATAGTTCTTAATTTGAACCCCACTACTGCCCCTGAGAAGGTCGTATGGGCTAGTTCACCAGAATTACAATGGAATGACCTACCTAACGTGGGTTTGCAAGGAGATGCTTATTTCAGACCCATGCAGACACAAGGAGACTGGATAGACTACACAGGTTGTGTAATGTCTATTGACCCTTCAGGTAAAGGTAAAGATGAGACAGCTTATTGTGTGACTAAGATATTAAATGGTAATATTTATGTAGTTGCAACAGGTGGTTTCAACTCTGGTTATTCTGAACATGTTTTAAATAAACTTGTAGGTATCGCAAAGAAGCATGAAGTTAAAAAGATATTGATTGAAGAAAACTTTGGTCAAGGTATGTTTGAAGCCTTACTAAAACCATACCTTACAAAAGAGTACCCTTGTACGACAGAGATGGTCAGACAGACTTCTAATAAACATAGAAGGATACTAGACACTCTAGAACCTCTATTTGCACAGCATAGAATTGTCTTTGATGCTAATGCTATTAGAGAGGATTATGAGGGTACTAATAGCCTATATCCACCAGAACAGGCTCTAAGATACCAATTAATGTATCAAATAAGTAGATTACAGAAAGGTGCTAATACGTTATCGCAAGATGACAGGATAGATGCCTTACAGATGGCTTGTCATTACTGGATATTACAATTATCTAAAGACCAAGACATGTCCATAAAGACTAGAAAAGAAGAACTATTTAACCAAGAATTAGAGCAATTTTTTGGAAGACATAACAAAGACAATACATGGATAAAGATATAAGACATATCTAAGTGCCACTATTAGATAAATAGAACTATTAGATAACTATTAGTTTTATAATAAGATTAATCAGGTTCAAGTATGCAATATAGAAACTGATGATGAGTATAGTGGACTAATAGAGATAACTAAATAACATGAACTATGATAAACCTATATATCTTAAAGCCTTATGTAAGACTAAAGGTGACAAGAAGGTAGCTAAAGAAATAGCTGATGGTATTAAGTATTTAAACAAGAAGGGTGGGCTAGATTTTACCTATAAGGCAGACAAAAAGCCTGTAAGCCCAGTAGAAGACCAGATAGAAGGCAAGAAGTTTATCTTAGAGTTTGCACAAGAGTTTCTAGAGTATTGTGTTGATTATTCTCTTACTGATAAAATAGAGGGTGTTTTAGGTTCACAGAAATAATTTGGTATAAAAATGTGACAACCACTACGTATATGCCTTATTTTAAAATTCCCCCTATACGTGTGTGACATAAATATTACAGGTGTGTGGGGTCTAATGATAGTATTGCAACGTCTGTTGCACAAAATACAATATTAATATTGTTTAACAATAATAAACAATGGTTATTGCAACCAGTGACCATTAAAAATCTATGTATTTTATAGTTTAGAATGATTATAAAGTATTTTTTCAAATTTTTTTATTTGGTTCTATCTCTCTCATTATCTGTTTCAAAACTTTAAATTAAACTTTTATAAACTAAAGGCTTGACACTGGTTGCAGTGATGTATTACAGTTGTGCATATATAAAACAAACTAACTAGAGGTAGGTAGACATGAGTGCATATCAAGTAACAAGTAAATGTTTATATGAAGTAATGAACTTAATTAATAAAGTTTATGGGTCAGGTGAGCATTATAAAGAAAACCAAAAAATAAAAGATACTTGTAAAAATGAGCCTGAAGTATTTTTTAATCAATTAAGCAAGTTAAATAACTGGTCACTGGTTGAACGATACCCTGACTTAAAAGATAATCCTGAAGGTATGATTATACCATTAAAGTATAATGAGCAGGAATATTTAAAAGTAAAAACTGATAATGATTTAATGCAGTGGTTTAAATCAGGTCAATCTTATACTTATCAAAGTTGCGAGGGTGAAGCAGGTAAATCACAACTATATAAAAGCATTGATTTTATGGTTAATGAATTGGCAGGTGTGATTGTATCTAATTTAAAACAATATGAACGTGCGAGGTGGTCATAATGTGCAACCAATTAAAACAATTAGAATTTAATTTTAATAAACCAACTGATTTAAATGGGTGGTTATGTGATGAGTGTTTAAGTAATGATATAATAGCACTAGAGGACTTAACACCAGTGCATGATACTGAGATGGATATATACTGTAATGAGTGCAAGTGTGAGCAGTATAAAATAAGTGAGTGGTTTGTTAATCTTAATAAATCAAATAATAGTCTTTTAGCTTTAAACAAATAAATCAAAATAAAAGCCTTCTAAAATTAAACTTTTAGAGGGCTTTTTTTGTATTTATAGCAATTATGATAGTTGCGACCTTATAGCACATATATTATATATGCAATAGTGTTTAACACTAGTGAATATATAAACAACTAACTAGAGGTAGATAGTATGAAACTAAAAGCAAATGAAATAGTAAAAAAAGTCACTGAGCATTTAATTAAACAAATGGAAAGTGATGATGGTGGCAAATGGTTAAAAGGGTGGACTAATAAAAGTTTCCAAAATCTAGATGGACACAAATATAGTGGTATGAACTTATTTTGGTTATCTATGATTGATGGTGGTTTTTTAGGTGGTGAACCTAAAGAACGAAAAATATATGGTACTTACTTACAATGGAAGTCTAAAGGGCTACAAGTTAAAAAGGGTGCTAAGTCAATTCAAATGCTTAAACCTATAATTGGTTCTAAAGATGTTGAAGTTGAAACACCTAATGGAACTGAGACAGCAACCAAACATTATAAGTTTTTTTCAACTTTTAATGCTTTTAATATTACTGATGTAGATGGTGATATTTCAAGATGGGATAATGTAGACAATCCAACTAATAAAAGTGAAGTTGAAGTTAGTGAAGTTGCTGAAACTTTTATAACTAATACTGGTGCAAATATAAAACACGTTGATGGTGGCAACGCCTACTACGTACCTTCTCAGGACTTTATATTCATGCCTAATAAAAGTGACTTTATAAAAACTGCTAATGCAACTGCAACTGATGGATATTATGGTACTTTATTGCATGAACTTACACACTGGACAGGTGCATCAAATAGATGCAATAGAAAACTTGATGGTTGGAAGGGTTCAAGTTCTTATGCGTTTGAGGAATTAGTAGCTGAAATGGGCAGTGCCTTCTTATGTAATCAATTAGGTATAAGTGCTACACCACGTGTAGACCATGCTAAGTATTTAAAATCGTGGGTGCAGTGTCTAAAAGATAAACCAACAGCACTAATGAACGCCAGTGGTTTAGCAAATAAGTCGCTTTTATATCTTAATGGGTTGCAATCAACTGAGATTAAAAAAGTAGCTTAATAAATAATAATAAACACTTAAAACCCTGTTATATTTTTAGCAGGGTTTTTTGTATTTATACGAAAAAATAATGATAGTACATTGTCACTTTGATTGATTATGATAGTACATTGTCGCTTTGATTTTATAGAGGGTGGGTGTACTTACATTGTGACTTACATTGTCACTGTGGTTTATTTTTTAGAAGTTAAAAAATCAGTCTCTAATTTATGTATATTGTCTTCGTACTTACTGTCTTGCTTGTGGTTTTCCATAAGTGAGAAGGGTATAATACACAAAAACTTAGCCCATTTAATATTATTTTTCTTTGGAATTTCAATCAATGTTTCTCTAGTTTGAGGGTGTATTAATAAATATTTATCTTTAACTACAATAATCATGCCATACATTGGGTCTTCTTCATGTGGGTATGTCATAACCATTCTATTAATACACTGCTTGTTAATAGCGTTGCTGTCTTCAATTTCTTTAGCAGAGAACACATAAACAAAGCCTGAATAACACGTTTGATTAACAGATAAATAACCAAACACAGGTGACCATCTATCTATTAAACTACTAGTCACAGGTACAGATGTTGGTTGCGAAAAGTTTATCATTTTAACTTTAGTTTCACCTACAATTTGACCAAGAATAGGTAAGTGGTCTATACCATCAGAAACATTATTGGTTTTAAGTTGGTCGCTGTAGGCTTTTTTAATCTTGTAGTAATTATCTAGTGTAATATTTTGTTGGTGAATTGCTCTGTATAATACATTCTTATCAATACCAGATTTTTTAATTATATCTTTTTGGCTATGCTCTTTGCACAACTCTTTAATAAAATTTGAAAATTCTTCTAAAGAATTAGGTGAAGTGCTCATAACGTCAGTTATATTCTTAATTATCATATTATCTACCTGTATATAGGCATATAATATATTAAATTATATATCAAGAATTATTTTTATATAAAAGATTGACTTCCTATTTATAATATGCACAAGCTAGTATAACTGATTTGCGAGATATTATCTCATATATCAGATAACATTAACTGTAAGGAGTGATATGTTTAATAAAAACAAAGACCAAATACAGATACTTAAATCACAAGTAGCTGACCTAACGACCCAAGTGAATAGGCTAACATTAGCTATTCAAAATATACACAAAAGAAAACAAGCAGAAAAGAAGGTAAATGATAGTAGATTGACACCTTCAGCAGAGGAACTAGCCACTAAACATGAGTTAGATTTTCTTAGAAGGAGAACAGGATAATGCAATTAAATCTATTTAAACCTGCTGACATTCTAACTGATGAATTACAGAGAGTAGTACAAAAGGTAAGAAATGACCTAAAGCCTACTGCTCAAATAATACATCTTCCATATAAAAAGAGACAGCTTTTTAGCTGTTCTAACGTAGGGAAACAACAACATGGCAACAATAAGCATAGTTGAAGGTGAACTACCAATACTTGAACAAGCAACTTCACCCAAAATGTTTAATCATTTGGGCAAAGCCTTAGTTTCAGCAGAGAAAACATTTGCTGAGAACAAGACTAAAGTTGACGATTTCAGTATTGTTGTAGTCACTGAGACCATTGAAGATTTAATTTGCTAGGGTTATACAACTTTTTACCCAAGCATATAATTTAATTTACAATGTTCTATAGCTGTTCTATTGATATATCAATATGATGTGTCATATATAACACAGGCACAAAATCTAGGTAGGATTGAATTGCACATTATTTCATTATCTATTTTTTTGAAGTGTCCAACAGCAGTAATTAACACTTGTGCAAGTAAGGATAATATGCAGAATGATTAAGATAAGTAATAAAATAATAATGGTAGTAGCAATGGTAATATGTAGGGTAGTACACAAAGTCAGATGTCGGTCTTTTTTAAGACGTGTTGAAGACTTCAGTTATGAAGTTAAGACTTTAAGTAATACAAAAAAATTACCCTTTATAAAAAAACAAATCATTGTCAGTAATGACTGCGAAAAATCTACAGCATTAAAGATAGGTGGTGTGTGTATCAAATATAGTTTTGATAAACTCATTAAATATCTTGATGTCAGAGATGTAGAAATTACTGAACCTGAGTTTAAAACAAATGTTGCAATAGCACTAGCTAAGACAACAGTTGATACTCATTCCTCTACTAACATTATACAACTAGAAAGTAGAGAGAGGGGCAATGAAAGAGCAATACAAAAAAGCAGTCTTTAGTTTAAGTTTTACACAACACTTCTTGAATTACATTAAGAAGGTAGAGCAGAGACAAGGCAAGACACTACACACAAATGGAGTACCACTTCATTATGTTGCAGTGCTACAGATAATATTAATCTTAAAAGATAATGAGATGTCTACTGAAAGTATCTCATATCATTTTAATAATATCTTAGGCAGAGGTATCAATCAGTCTTCACTAAGTAGAACACTGACATACTTACATGAGACACTAAGTTTAATTAAATATACAGACAACCCTTTTGCAGAAGACAAAAGATTTACGTATGTTGAATTAACTGGTGAAGGTAAAAAACTACAGAAGTTCTTTTTAGGTTCAACGCAGGAAGCTATTCCAACTGTCTTCAGTAGTAATAAATTAATGACTGCGAGTTAGGAGTAATATGAGTAGTAGAGAAGCTATATTAAAACTACATTCAGGTATTTATTTAAGAGGTGAAACCCTTGCAGTACATACCAGAAAAAAGATGATAGTTGATGGCGAACAAGTAAAGGATAGTGAGTATGATACTATTCTAATTAAAGACACTAGTGATACATCTTTTAAGAAGGCACTAGCAGAAGCAATCAAGCTAAAAGAAAAACATAACGAAGCACTTGTACCTGCAAATTATCACAGCAGAAAAAATGGTAAGAAAACAATCAGTAAAGGTACATTGTCACAATGTTTGCAAATGACGTTTGATAAGCAATGGGAGAGTGGTAAAAATGTAGCTAACATTAAAATCTACATGAGAGATATATTAAATTATTTCTCAACAGACATTACATTGGAAGACATGCAGACACCTGAACACTACAATGGTTTTGTAAAGTTTATGCAGAAGACTATTGAAGAACGACCAAGTAATAATCTGTCAACATACAATACAAGAAGTACAAACCATAGATTGTCAGTGTTAAGAGAAACATTTAGAGAAGCCATTGCAAGACGTTTGATGGAACAATCTAAATTACTTAATCCTGATTTAAGAGTTAAAGATATGGGTTGGAGTAATCTTCATGTCATAGAAAGTAAAAGCAAGAAACCAATTAGCAGAGAAGATGAAGCTAAAGTTATGGACTTAGCTTATGCAAATAATGATGAAGAACATGCTGATGCAATGCAATTTAAAATTAATGGTTTGGGTATGAGATTACAATTTGAATTTTATGACCCTAAATTTAATATTGATTGTATTGATTATAAAAATAAAACTATTAATTTTTTTCGGCACAAGACACAGCAATGGTCAGGCGACTTACCATTAAACGATATTGCTTATCGTATCTGTGTTAAGTACAGGGAAACTGCAATAGCACATAAATCTAGAAAGTTATTTCCAAATGTGACTGTAAGAAGCATGAGAACTTTCTTTGATAAATATGGAAGGTTGTTAGAGATAAAAGACTTTACACCTTATGCAACCAAGCACACATTTATTACAAGATTATGTGAAACAAAAACACCAGTTAAAGTTATATCTAAACTTGCAGGTATAAGTATTGAAACTGTATTAAAATACTATGCACAAGAAACACCTGAAGCATTAAGGGAAGCTGTAAATAGTATTAATGATAGTAATGTTATTCCTCTTATGGGTCATAACTCAAAGGGGTTGATTAAATAAATGGATACTGCTAATTACATTCACAAAAGTGGGCGAGTGGTGGAATTGGTAGACACGCCAGTCTTAGGAACTGGTTTCGTAAGAAGTGAAGGTTCAAATCCTTTCTCGCCTACCAGAAGCAATTACTGGGTTAATCTAGTTGCACAAGGTGTTGCATTATGAGTGATATGTTGCACTGCATGAAAAAAGAAGGAAGTAGTATAGGGTCTAATAGCAAAACATTGGTCTTAGGAACTACTTCCAAAAAATTTACATGCACTGCTGTATTATTGTTCTTTAATAGCAACACCTTTTTTTAAAAACCCAATATATGCACTTGTGCAATGGTTTGGTAGCAAATGCAACAGAACCAATGCAACAAGACACAGGTGCATACAAAAAGTAAGGAGATGTTCTCATTATGTCTGAAACACAAAGCAATTTATTACAAGAACAATTAGCTGAACTAGTTAAGGTTGGTGTAGGTGGTAAATTTAAAGATACAAAAGACTACACAAAGAAAAT